CCTTTGTTGTTAATTGATTGGTTAGATCCTGATGATGTGCAACAGACATACAGGTTGAGAAGAGAATACTTTGAATCAGTTGCACCTTCATGGGCAATCAAAGATATGATAAAATTAGATTCACCACACATGGTTATAGGCATAACAAATAGTGAATTACCTGTATTATTAAGAAATGCAAGAGGAATATTAACTTATCAAAATACCATTGAAGAAGTAGCATTGTTAAATCCCGCTAAGAAAGAAAGGGTTGTTAGAATTATATCAGGCCGTGTTGCTAAATCGAATGATGGCGGCAAACCGATTATACTATGGAAAATTGGTGTAAGAGATGGATATGATTACTATCCTGTAACTGAAGTAGAGTCCGATCAGGATTTCAAACGCTTTTGTTCACCATTCAAAAGATTAGAAGGTGAAGCAATAAAAGTTGAATCTCCTTTGTTTGTTGAAGTGGATATACTATCATCAGGTTGGGGTGATATTGGGGCATACATGAGTTGCAACATAGTAGGATTGGCTGAAAATGCAGGTATTGCGGATTGTCTAGGTGTTGAGGAATTAGGTTATGTCAATCTTGAATCAGAAGGATAGAGATGTAATTATTTTGGCTTCTACGATTAGAGGCGACATAAAATGCGTTCAATCAATAGAGCGAAAATGTGGCTACATCATTAGACCTGAATTATGGTTTACCAATATCGAAGCGGGTGCGGCTCGTGCATTATCAGAAGTCGGCTTAACTCTCCGCACAACGTATTCTAAAGAAGATGAGATAAATAAAATATTACAAATTATAAAAGGGCTAGAAGATTTATCAAGCACAACAAGTGGTCTAATGATGGTAAAAACGGCTAATGGTGTCCTTGTTCAACCAAATACTCATCAAGAAGTTAAGGATGCTTTAGACTATTTGGATGAGATAAGAGAGGTTAATAGTAAAGCCGATGTCCGATAACATCCCGTAAGGAGAATAAAGATATGAATGATGAATTGAAGAAGATAGGAGAAATGAAAGGATGGACTTTAGATGAAACTAAACAGGCACTTTTGGATTGGTGGAAAGCCGGATTCAAAGATGCTTTTGATGAGTGCAACGGTAATTTAGATGAAGCAGATGAAGATTACCAAGATTGGCTGATTGGTGCATTCCAAGTAACACAAAACAGAAAATCCGCATCAAGTGGTAGCAAAGGTACTGAATATGTTGGTATGATTGTAGCATACAAAGGTGTAAGAGATACAAAAGAAGATGCAAGGCAATTAGCAGTAACATCTGCTATGTCTAATTTACAAGCAGTATTGACTAGCGGCATCAAGCCGTATAGCAATAAAGAAATTACCGTTCCTGTATGTAGAGCATATTTCCAAGAAGATAAGTGGCTTATTGCTAATGCACAAGATCAAATCGTACATACTGAAGAAGGGCGAGAAACAGATATTCCTGCTTGGGCTATTGCTATACCTAATCAAAAATTCTATGTTTGTATGATGAATAGAAACAGTAAACCTATGGATGCCTATTCCTACGAAAGAACATGGTTGTTTGTTGGTAACGAGACAGATAAACTACTATCTCAAGGGCCATTCGACATACCTATTACTCTGAAATGCCGATGGGATGCAGGAATGACTAATCTCCGCATGAATGCCCCCATTAGATTCAAGGCTGAAAAGATAGACTACAAAGATGGCTCAGGATTCCTTTTACAAACAGGTAACATAGAACCTAACTATGGTCTTGGATGGGTAGAAGATGAGCATTTACCCAAAGTAGAGAAACTATTTGATCCTGCACAATACCTTACTCAATTTGTGCCACATCTAAATGATTTAACACAAATCTTTGATTACCACGAACAAAACTCATTTGAGTCATCATATAGTGCTAACAAAATTGGCCCTACATTTTCATTCAAGGGTACTGTTGAATACATAGATTATGTTGGTAGGGAATTAGAATGGGTAGAAGGCGGTACTCAATTCTCTATGAGGATTAGTAGCAATAGCATGAGAAGAGAAGATGCTAATTCTGCTCTATACCTTAACTTATCAAAGGGATTAGAGGAACACCATAACGCATTCAAAGTGAACAAAAACAATGAATGGAGAGAATACACTACGGGAACACAAGTAATTGTAGTCGGTAAAACTAGAACCTATGAAAGAAATGATGGAGATATAGGATTGAATATTGACGCATACAACATATATGCTATACCAAGTCGTGCATTCATAGCAGAAACGCCTACTGAGGATTCTAACGATCTTGGTGGGCTTGATGGCTTTAGGAGTGATTAGGCATGAGTGGTACAGGATTCCTAGATGGTTGGAAGGAAGAGGACACGTCAGATGTCGCACCCCCACCTGTAAAGAAGAAAAAGACTAACGTATGGGGAGAGGAGATAAAACCTCTACCTGAAGGTCATGATAAGATGTCTTTAGAGGAATTAGACAAACAATCAGTTGCACCACCCCCTGTAAAGAAGCCCGCACCTACTGTATTAGCACAAGGCTTCATCGGCAAAGAACCACCTGTTAAAGCAACATCTCAAAAAGATTTAGAAGAGAAAAAAATTAACAAGGAATTTCTAATGAATGCAGTACCCGCAGTTAAACCTACTATTACTTCTACATTTACGCCCCCATCTATCGCTGATGCTGAAGATAATCTTACAGGGTATGGTAAACACCTAACTGCTGTTGAAAAGGCACGTCAGGCTCAAGCATTTATGAAAGAACAAAAGAATCATCATGTTTTCTGCGGTATAGTAGCCCCGCCTAAAGCAGGTAAATCTTCTATGGTATTTGATAGCCTAACTGATGAAGAAGCAGCAAGTGGTGCTGAAGTATGGGATATTGATTTCGATGGACACGCTCATGCTTCTATAATGAAAAACTATCCTCATCGCAAGGATAACATTCTAGCAATCAATCCTTATGTAATTTACAAAGAAGATGGTAGAGTACCATATGATTTTCCTAAGACTCACTTGAATATAATAAACATCTTACAGGATGCTTTGAGACAAGTAGATACTCAAGAGGAATACTTCAATCAACACGGTAAAATGCCTGAGAGATGGCTAAAGACAGTTATGCTTGATGGTGCTGATAGTTTCTTGAAGATATGTGAATTAAACATGAAGATTGCTGATCTTGACTTAGGGGCTGACGCTATTGCAGTATCGGGTAAAAAGGCCACTACTAGCGTTGGTAGAACCAATTGGTATATCCGTAGCAATTACTTCATGGCGGCTCTTGACTTGATGAAAGAATTGTCTCGTAGAGGTGTTCATTGTTATGTTATTACTCACTTCAAAGCCGATTATGATAGTAATGGTAATGAAATCAAAGGCGAAGGTGTACCGCATTGGTTGCCTCGTAAAACCGAGAGTGCATTAACTCAAATCATATACATGACATTAGATGAAGAAATAGACGATACAGGCCGAAGAACGGGTGTTGTAACATCTACTGCTATATTGAAGTCCAATGGTGTGAGTTTGAAGTCATCAGGTACTGTTACTATCTATCGTCAAGATACAGAAGGCGGTGAATGGTTCGGTTGGCATGGATTGCGTGATGGTTCATTCTCTACCGAGTGATTCAGCATGGATCTGATGAAGATTCGCCCACCTCGTACTGTACCTATACCTGATTCAGATAAAGAATCATCATATCAATGGCATCCGGGTTTTCATTTGGATGCTATAATGAGGGTATCTAAATCATCACTTGGGGCATCCGATTTTTGTATGCAGCAATACTTCATCAAGTATGTATTAGGGGTCAAAGAGCCGCCTAATGATGCTATGACTAGAGGTAGTAATGTTCACGATGCTATTGATGATTGGTATGCTAATTTCGATTTAGACCATGCAATTAAATTGAAGTCTAAAGGCTACCATGCAGTATTAGAATGGTTTCTTAGCCTTATGCCTGAATCTAATCCCGAAAGAGGAGATTTTGAATTAGGTGAACAAGAGCATCTAAGAAAAATCATGGTAGTAGAAGCAAGAAGATTTATGGATTGTGATTCAAAGTATTTTTTGCCTGTTGGTAATGAAGTACCGTTGAATGCTATTGTTCAAATCAAAGGAGTTACAGTTCATCTTAATGGGATAGTAGATAGGTTATTTGAGGATTCAGAAGGAAACTTACATATCCACGAATTAAAAACAGGTAAATGGAAAGAAAGTAAATTCAAATGGGAAGGTATGCGTGAAGAAATGGCTTTCTATGCTTATCTAATAAAGCATTGTAATCACGAAGAGTTTGGGGGGAGAGATGCGTTGTTTTGGGGTTGGGATTTTACAGGCGGGGATGATTTGTTTAGAGGGAGAGAACCTGTTAGAGTTCAAGAGATTCAATCTATGTTAAAGAAATTAGATGAATTAGTTTCTACACACATACAGTATGATGGTTTACAGCATGGCCGTCAATTTGACCTCATAGATCCATACCGGCAAGAAACAGTATGTGAGCCGTGGTGTAAACTCAAAGGATTCTGCCCTAGATACGGAGAGGTGATGAAGTTTGAGTAATCACTTGTTCAATCACTTCCCTCGTGAAATGGATATGAAATCACGAAAAGTAGTATTGAGCATGGATGGATTACAGAATTATATTAAGAGAACGAATGGTAAACAAAATCTTACTACAACCGTATATGGATTCAGGCAATTAAAACCTAAAGGCAACCGTTGTGAATACAATACTGCTATTGTGCCTCACTTTGTAGTAGATTTAGATAAGGGGAGAGCCGCACAAATGCTCGACATTGAAGATTCTGAAACAGGGTATAGATGCACCAAAGATACACTAATCTTAGCATCTTATCTTAGAGTTCGTAACATTCGTCATGCAGTATGGTTTTCAGGTGGCGGTTTTCATATTTGGGTTATGTTAGATAAAACATATGAGTTGCCACCAAACGAGTTGAGTAATTTGTTGTTCTCAGGGAGAGTATTAATTAACAAGTGGATTAATGATATGGATTTAGTAACCATAGACCCTGTTGTATCGTTTCGCCCTGATAGACATATTAGAATACCAAACACATACAATTACAAGCGTAAGTTATGGTCTATTCCATTATCTATTGAAGAGTTAGAAATGGGTTGGGATTACATCATCAATGAAGCCCGTCATGCTAAAGGTGGCATGAAAGTATCAGGTCAGAAAGGAATAGAAATAGAGATAGTCGAAGGAGATACAAACTATCTAAATGGTATGTCCGGCATATTTCAGAAGTTTGATGCTGAAGATATATCGGTCAATGCAGGTAATGTATCAGGAATACCTGTACTACCATGCTTAGAGGCCGCTTGTTGTACGAAAGGCGACAATCCCCCGCATCAGTCTCGTGCGTACCTTATGATGTATCTAATGGACTATTTTAGAGAGTTTGCTAGACCCCCAAGTAATTCAAAAGTATCTTCATTAGATGTTGTTAGAAAAACACACCAATTTATTGCAGATCTTGAATGGGCTGATTATAGCCCTAAAATCACAAATGAAATGTTGGTGCATGGTGCATCAAGAAACTATCTTACTCCGTCATGTCCTAAGATATATCAAGAAGGTTTGTGTATTGGCAAATGTCCATTCTTTGATGGTAAAGGTGTGAAGAGAGATTAAGTGTTAATAGAAGGTCGGAGATATACATGAGCGAAGATATAGAAGAAATTAGGAAGGCTAAAGCACAAAAAGCAAGAGAATTACTAGGTGCTTTGGATAGCGACAATGAAGAGATTAGGCAACAGGCAACTGAAGTATTGCCGTGGGCTTACAGATTAAATAATGAGACACAATTCATAGAGATACTACAACAAGGCAACATGGTTGCTATTACTCAAGACCCAAGATTTGCTGAAGTAGTAACAGACCATTTGAACCGTATGATCCTTGTTTTAGAATCGGGTATGCTAAAGGATGAGGAGATATAATGCCGTGGGCTTGTATAGACTGTGGGAAAACCACAAAAGGATTTTCTAAAGGCGAAACATTATGCTATGTTTGCCGAGCCTGTAAAAAAAGATTTGAGGAGAGGAATAAAAATGAGTAAGATGATGTATATAGATCATCGAGAGCGTTCAGGATTAGAAGTGCTAGTCAAGAAATACTGCGACAAAAAGGGGCTTCCGTATGAGGAGAGAGAGAATTTAATTACAGACTATGCTTTTGGCGGTGTTGGTATAGAAGCAAAGAGTATTCAAGATTACATGGGTAGCCTTTACTCAGGTCATCTTGAAAGACAATTACAAAATCTTGATGACAATTATAATCAATTAGTATTAGTAGTTCACGGCACGATAGACCATTACATATTACAGGCAAAAAGGGGTGGCAAAAAAATAGCGTTTGCTAAAGTGTTTAATGCTTTTCTTGGTTCTATTGCTAGATTTCATAATGATTACGATATTAGTATATGCACATTTCCTGACAAATCATCTGCTGCAAGATTCATTTCTAAGAGGTATGAAAAAGATGGCACATTAGGATCATCTACTACATATCGCTACATGAGAAAAACAGCGTCAGAAGATAAGAGGGTAGATGCTCTCCGTATGCTAGGATGTAGTGAAGCAATAGCAAAAAGACTCTTAGAACAATTCGGTTCAATTAGCGAAATTACCGCTTCATCACCAAAGGAATTACAAGTGATTGAAGGTGTAGGGAAAATTACCGCTTCTCGCATCCTTCATTGTCTTAACAGCGAGGATGCAGTAATTGAAGAAAAGGTAAAGATGACGAGGGCTTGAAATGACACTATTAAGACAAGAAACAGATACGACTAGGAAATGGAATGATTATTCATTAGTAAAGACACCCTTTGATGGTGGGCAGTATATCAAACAGTATATTGAGCGTTTTAGTACCGTATCTTACTTTAATGAGTTTGCAGGGTTGTTATCTTACTTTTTCATAATAGGGCAATCATTAGCCCCGTATATGCGTATTCCTATTCATGGTGCATTTATTGATTGCAGACTTCATGTGTTTTGGATTCAGCAATCAAGAACGGGGAAGTCAATTGCTTATGAATTTACATCAAAGGTATTGAAAGCAGTAGGTATTGAAACTGAAAAGTTTAGTGCGGGGTCTGATGCTAAACTAATTGGTACAGTAGAACAAAAGATGGTTTACAATGATGAAGGTAAACCAACAGGGGAATATGAGTATGAGGTAATTCCCGGCTTGCTAAATGGTTACAAGACACTCCTATTCGATGAAGGTAGCGTTTTACTAAACGATTCAAAATCATACTTTAGTGATAAAATTCTATACCTTCAACAGGCTATGGCTCCGATTGGTTCAGAAACAAATGTATTGGTTAAGCATTTAGTAGGCGGTTCAGTATATACACCATCAGGTGTGTCTCTATGGGCTACTACGTTCCCGCCAAAAGACATTATGGCTCATGTATTAGAGAAGGGTTTCTTTCAGCGTGTATTCTTATTCCAAAACGATGTAGGATTAGAAACAAGAAGGACAGTCAGCGAACATCGAATGGCGGGGGCTTACGTTCCTGTACCTGAGAGGGTGTGGTCTTACGAACATCTTGCACAATCAATCATTGACATAAAAGATGAGATAAAACATAGGTTATTTGATTTAGCAGGTATTGATGAAGAGGGATGGAATGCTCTAAGCGAAGATCAAAGAGAAGAGATAACCACTAAGTATGCTCATGGATTGTTCGACATAGGGCCATCATACCATGCAGCGTTATTATCTGCAACAGATGATTATTATGACCTAATTGCTTCGATAAAGAATGAAAACATACGAGAAACCGCATTGTCATTCCTACCTAATGTTGAGAATTATACTCTTATCTTTTCTAATCTTATTGCGGCAACCATGAGATCTTCAGTCATAACAGCGACTCATGTTCAAATGGCTACTGAGATTATTTACGACAATTTACACAATACTATTATTTGGCTTGAAAACAAGCAAGACTTCCGAGTTAGTAAGAAGAGAGAATCCGACTTGAGACAATGGAAAGCAGCATACAATAAATGTGAAAGAAAGATACATGATAGGCTAAAGAAAGAAGTAGTCAAGAAAGGAGATTTAGAAAAGATATATTCTGCTAATACCGGAGTAAGTGTCAAAACTGCTAAAAGACGCTTGAACGTAATGATTGAAGCAAAAATTGTAACAAGGATTACCGAAGGTCGTAATGCGTATATTGCTTTAGAGGTGTGATTATGGGAGTTTCAGATTGGATGATTGCTAATGATGTTATATCCTTCAAAATCTTCTCTTCTACCGATGCAAGCGATTTGCCTACGGGTTGGACTAAAACATCAAAATTCACATTAGATGGTGCTGTTTTTTATGATGGCAGACACATGATTGTTTTTTCAGATAAGGTTGCAAAAGTATTGATTAAGGATAAAAAAACAAAGAATCATTCCTTAGAGGAGATGCAATCATGGCTAAACACTACGAGAGGTGCAACCTTTGTAGGATATGGTTCACGAAAGTTCGATTCTCTTCTACTTACAAGAAAGCATTCCGTAGCAGGAGATCATGTTGATTTGGCTGAGTTAATATTTGATGCGTCTAAAAATCATTATGGCGATAGAGGAAGGAGATACGATATACAGCAATTAGCAGAATTGAACAAATACAAACAAACAGCGTTACGTCATATATCTTTCTTGTTGAAACCGTTTACTCTCATGGCCGAGTGGCGAATGGGTATGTCTCGTAACGTGATGAAAGCACTAGCAGCCGAAGCAGAATTGATTGCCCAAATGTATTGTCAAGTTGTTTGTCATGAATCATTAAAAATAATAGATGAAAGAACAGAACATCCTGTTTCAATTTCGTTTGAACACGTTAGAAACATTGATAGATATACAATCAATATGAAAGAAATTAAAGAAGAAGAATAATCATCTACTTGTTTCTTTACGTTCTTGACCTGCACCTAATTGCCTTCTTAACTTAGGTCTAACATTCCCTCTTGATTTGTTGCGAGCATATCTTCTTCGTGTTCTGCCACGCTTAACCTTGCGGCTTTGCCCCCATGCTCTAGCCTTGCTTTGTTTGGTTGGCCTATCGCTTATTGTATTGCGAGTATATCCTCTAAACTTACCTTTTTCTTCAGATCTAACAATATCCCATGCTTCTTCAAAAGCACTCATTGTTCTACCTTCATAGGTTTGAGGCGAGGTTTTGCCTTCTTCCATACAGATGAACACAAAGGACATTCCCATAAAAAGATTCTATCTCGTGAACCGGCATAGAAACCGTTGATACGAATAGCAAGAACTCTATGTTTGCATTTAGGACAGTCTTGACTAATCTTATCTCGATAATGCTTCATGGCGATACATCACCTGTATGTCCAGCATGAGTGTATGTGATTTTGACATGAGTTGGTGTGCCTGTATATCCTAGACTTCCATTCACCGTTACAACATTATCTGATACGGTATAGTCTAAACCTTGTATTAGAACCGCAATAAATCTAGGTGTAATTGACTTATACATCACTACATCCATCATTCTTGTAGTTGCTTCATCTTGAGATTCTAAAGGCGTGTATGCTAATGTAATATTTTTCTGAGAACCCGTATATGTATCTGTTTTGATAGATTGCCTGTGAGTTGGGGTTATCTGATAAGCCCCCCCCATACCCGATTGATTGATTCTTAAATCAGACTGATAGAACAAATGTGTTCCACCTCTACCATCAGCATATGACCCAAGCCCAACAGGATCACGAGCAAACAAAAATCCTAAATCTGTAATTGGTAAACTCGCAGTTGCATCTCCTGAAATGAATGTATTAGTAGGCATTGTTGCATTACCTGATGCATCAATTAGAGAAGATAGGGGCATAGGGCCGGGTCTTACGAAAACTCTCTTATCTTCAAGTGATGCTATTCTTATCTCATTACTACTGTAATGTAATCTTGCAGATGCTAATACGATAGTCTGCCTCACTAAATGGCCTGATGGACTTTGAGGATATGCCCCACCCGATACATCTTGGTTTGAACCATATGTAAATCCAATCTTGTCTGTTACTAATGGGTCGAAATACACTAACAATATTGCTTCATTTGTTCCTGACAAAGACGGTGCATTTCCACTATGTAAACGATATACTCCTGTCGAAGCATTAGAATTGCTTGTAACATTTATTGTTTGTTCACTTATTGAATAGAACATACCATCAACAAGAATTGTTCCTGCCGCTATGACGATAGATTGATTGCTAGATATGGAACAAGCACAATTTAATGTGGTTTGAGTGTTTCTTGCTGTATCGCTATATTTGTTCGTAGTAATAGGAACAACACCATTCATCAATGCCCTTTCATTAAAATTAGTTAATGTGGGGCTTGCTAATACATCTGTATCTCTCAAACCATCTGTTTGATGCGAAGCACTTGCTGTTTCATGTCCTTGACCTATTCCTGCCATGTTATCTAATCTCCATTAATACATCAACACGCACTTCGTTTGTGCTGTCTTTTGTAATTGGTAAAAATGTTGCTCGGTATGCAGGGGTATCTAATGCAGTATCTCCATGTAATGCTATTTCCTTGATTGTTTGTGATGATGTTTGTTGTGTATTAAAACTAGCAGTTACTGCTACTGTTCTATCATCTATCTTTGTAACTTGAGGTGATACTGTAATCTGAGGCGTACCTGCCCCGCCATCTCTACTTGAGGCATCACCACCGCTTGAGCCGAGAGTCATGCGTGTTACTAATGTAGATAGATGATCGGTAAGTGCCGCTTTTAATGAATCAAGAACAGGCATTATTCAGCCACCTTCCTATTCATGTTAAGAAATGTATTCAGTAAGTGTTCAGCATTTCTTTCTTCAAAACCCGATAGTGTATCTTCTACTAATTCCGATTCGTATTGTTCCGGGTCGGAAACAGATGATCTCATGCTATCAGGCAATCGTGCATCTTTTTCCGCCTTCAAACGAGAATATGCTCGTATCAAATCAGAAAGGCTTTCATGGCCTGTGTCTGCTAATACCATTTCAAGTGGGTGTCGAAAAATATCTTTTGGATTAGGAAACTCGGACTTTTGACGAGGCATCCTGCCACTTCTAGTACCGACTCGATTCATATCATCAATCAACTTCTGATTAATTTCATTCCCCCTTCTTTTGTGTTCGTCTTTCTGTTCATCAGTTAGATATTTGCTACTCATCTTTTTTTGATTGGGTACTGCAACATATCCGCAGTTTATACAGGTTGAATACATCTCTTGTCCTTTTTTGTCCCAATCAAGATAATGGGGTAATAAAGTAGGCAATTCACATCGAGGACAGGCATATGCTTTGTTTGGCATCTTCACTAGCGACCATGCTTTACTAAAAGAACTCATTTCATTTCACCTCGTAGAATATCCCTTTGCTAGTACCAATCTGCCTTGCCCGCTTGTTACCATCACGAACTCCTATCTTACCCATCCCATTAGTGTGTTTCGCCCCGATAATGAATCCAACATTGTTTACATTACGAACATATATCCTATGAACCGCTACAATTTCAACTTTGCTACTAAGTGAGATTTCAGCAATATCTACTACATTTCCTGCTTGTTCATCTAATGGTTCACTATTGCCTGATATTGCTTGTATGTCTGAAATTAAACCTTCAATTCCTTTGTCATATTGTGCTATAACAAAGTTACTTGTTAAATTAGAATAATCGTGTTCTGCTTCAAAAACAACAAATTCTCCTGTTATACCGTGTGTTGGTAGGTTTAATGATACAATCTCTCCGGGCTGTATAGATGATGCTTTCAAAGCACCATTAATATTAATCAAAGGCGCACCGTTTTCAGCACGAGACAATATTGATTTTGCTAACTTTAATGCCTCATTGTTTGTTTTCAAGCCCGGTATCTCTTGTCTTAATGTCCTTACGAGATTACTTTCTGAACCTTTATTGGCATTTAATTTCATTTTTTCTAAGTCTTTTACAACAACAAATACTCTTTCATTGGCAGCCATAGAGTCGCCTACAACTACTATTTCGTTTGGAGAATCATACATCTTACTAGCACTAACACTTTGTATTCCACTTCCTAATCCTAAGTTAGAACCTCTATTGGTAAATGTTGGTGATGAATATACTAATGAACCATTCTTTTCGTTTACTAATTGTTTTCCATCAATTTGTGTAAGATTACGAATAATTTCCATTATATTCAATCCTCTAGTTTTCCTAGCAGTAAATATAGATGAGTGATCGTTAATTAATCTCAAAGAAGGATGAGCATCTATTGTTGATGATACTTCTCTATCTTTTGCTAACAATGAATTACTAGGCGTAACATTGAATCCTGCTAATTCCGAACCGCTATCATCTAGTAACATCAAAGCAGCATCACTTGTTCTTATGCCTACAAACCCTTTCTGACCCATCAATATACCTCCTTCTGTTAATCCCGCATCTACGAGACTATCTGAGACTATATTACGGAATAGTAATGATGACGATTGTTCTTCTTTATCTAGTCCTGCTATTCTAAGATTGAATCCTTGTGAATCAAACAGATATGGGGGGAAATAACTACTTGTCAATTCTTTTCCATCGAAT